CACAAGGGTCAGGAACTGTTGATGTTGGTTCAGCAAGAATTACAAGTTTAGCAACTCCAACTCAATCAACTGATGCGGCTACTAAAGGATATGTTGATGCGGCAGCTACTGGTATCAATGTACACGACAGCGTAGAAGTATTAGCCGATAGCACAAATACAGCTATCACAGGTGCTACTTATGCTAATGGTACAACTGATGCTGGTACTGGTACTGGTATAGGCGCAACACTTACTGATGCTACCAGCGGTACGGTGCTGGCCATTGACGGTTACACACTAGTACTGAATGATCGTGTCTTAGTCAATTCTTTCACAAGTACTAGCGCAAAATACAACGGTGTTTACTATCTAAGCACACTAGGTGTAGCGGGTACAACAAAATGGGTCTTGACTCGTGCTACAGACTATAACAATAGTATAGCAGGTCAAGTTATTCCTGGCGACTTTGCGTTTGTTACAAAAGGTACAACTTATGGCAAAACTGGTTGGGTACAAACTAATATTGGTACAGGAGCAAGTCCAGCTAACGCTATTAAGATTGGTACAGATGCTATTGCTTATACACAGTTCAGCGGATCTGGAACTTATGTAGCAGGTAACGGATTAACACTAACTGGTAACAGTTTCAGTATTGATACAAGTATTACAGTTGATAAAACAACAGCTCAAACTTTAACCAATAAAACTTTAAGTACTGGTGTAGTTTATAACGGCGGCGTAATTGGTAGCACATATGGTGGTACTGGAGTAAACAACGGTTCAAGTACTATTACTATCGGTGGTAACGTTACACTGTCTGGTGCTTATACATTTACCGGCACATTGACAGCAAACACAAGTGTAACGTTCCCAACTAGCGGTACACTAGTTAACACAGCAGTAACTACCCTAAGTAGTTTGTCAAGCATTGGTACAATTACAGTAGGTACTTGGAACGCCACAGCGATTGGGCCAACATATGGCGGTACAGGAATAACATCATATTCCACTGGGGACACATTATATGCCAGTGCTTCAAACACACTATCTAAATTATCTATTGGTACAACAGGTCAAGTAATGCAAGTTAATTCAAGTGGAGTTCCAGTCTGGGCGGATTTAGACGGCGGCACATACTAATAACTGGCGGTTAATTGATGACTACTATAAAGTTAAGACGAAGTACAGCGCCAGGTAGTATACCATTAACTACACAGCTTTCTGACGGCGAAGTTGCTCTTAATACCAACGACGGAATACTCTATTTTAAGAAGACCGTAAGTGGCACTAACAGTATAGTTGCACTTAATCCAAGTCAATTATCAAATGGAACCCAAACACTAACATTAAATAGTGACGGGTCAGTTACTTTACCATTTTTTAGTTTACCGGCTACAGCAGGTACTTTGGGACAGGTTCTCACTAGTAGCGGAACTGGATCTGCATATTGGTCAACAGTAAGTGGCGGAGGAAGTGGTAGTAGTGGAAATTATCAAATTGAAGGTGGCAGTGCCTTTAGCTCATATAGCACCGCAGATGCGATGATTGACGGAGGTACCTCGTAATGAGCCAGCAGATTAAACTGAGAAGAGACCTAGCTGCTAACTGGACTGCGGCTAATACTCTGCTGAGCCAAGGTGAACAGGGTTTTGAAACCGATACCAAAAAAATTAAGATTGGTGACGGTGTAACTACATGGAATAGTTTACCTTACTGGACCTTCGGATTAAGTTTTGCCACAGTAGCTACTAGCGGTAGTTATAATGATTTAACAAATAAACCTACCATACCATCAAGTTTTAGTCAATTAACAAATGGTAGTTATGCTGTTAAACTTAATTCAAGCGGTACTGTTACTATCGGTAATCAAACTAGTGGTAGAGGATATTACTACACTCTTCCATCTACAGACGGCGCAAGTGGACAGGTGCTAGTAACAGATGGTAGTGGTGGAGTAACTTGGCAAAATATAGGTGCCGGTAGTGGTACAGTATTTGCTGTATTATATTCACCTACACAAGGCCTCACAACTACTCAACAATCTAATGCAAGAGCCAACATTGGAGCCACTAGCATAGACGATATATTTGCCTATGCCACAATGATAGGCTAATAAATAATCTATGCGCTCCAAAGAATTTTTAATAGAAGGGTTATCCCGAAAATCAACTTACTCAATCCTACACAAGTTTATTGGGTTTGCCGCCAAGCATCTTGAGTTAGATAGTTTACCTAAATTTGATTTTGTATTCGATGCTAACAATGCGGCAGAAAGAAAATCTTTTGGAGGGTACGGCGGCGAACATATCCAGATTACCGTCCAACATAGACACATCATGGATGTATGCCGTACTCTAGCTCATGAACTTGTACATTACAAACAAGATTTAAATGGTGACTTAGATGGGCCAGATCCAGGTGCCACAGGTAGTCCGCAGGAAAATGAAGCTAATGCCGAAGCCGCAGTAATTATGCGTAACTGGGGCAAACAAAATCCCGAATTATTTACACAGGTTAGTATAGGATAAGAGAAAGGGCTCCGTAGAGCCCTTTAGTATTAACGCACTTCTGCGAACAAGCTATGCTTACTTCTTAGTTCCGCTATTTACGAAACCATAGAACTTTTCAGCTGCTTCCAATACTTTATCAAGTCCAGGAAACTCTGGCATTGCAATAGATGAAACTAGTTCACCTGTCTTTTCATCACGCTTGGCGGAGACTTCCCAGCCTGCGAATTTAGCGTGGTACTCTTGTTCAACATGTTGTTTGGCCATGGCCAATACATCAGCGCGGATTTCATATCCATTCTTGTTGAACTTGACTTCTGGTAGTTTTGGAGTAAAATCAGACATTATTTTGCTCCTTTGTAAACTGTATCTTTAAAGCTAGAAACTAGAGTTTGTGCTAGGGTAAGAGTTGTATCAACCCAACCTTGGTAAAACTTAGTTTGTGCTTCGATTAATTTGATTAGTTCTTTCTGAACCACTTCATCCTTAACAAATGTGTTAACGATTACTTTTTTACCGCTTTGTACGGTGTCGATTGCTTGATTAAACATATTTTTCTCCTTGTGTGTATGTTTGTGTGTTACAACAACTTGTTGCTGTTGTGTTATTATATATCTCTTATACTGTAAAAGCAAGAGGTTTTGTGATGCGTTTGCTCAACCAGTCTACAACTGCTAGATTTATATCTGCCGCCTCATTTACATAAGTGGATAAACTAGGCACTGGCAAGACTATGTCTGCGAGAGTCTCTCCTAGTTCATTAGTCATAGTGATACCGTATTTGGCACACAGATGTTTAATAGCTGAGTTAGTACTCAAACATACTATACAACCTTTGCGTTTGCCAAAGATACGACACCATTGTATAACACGCTTCATTAACAGGTTACCCATGCCCTGACCTTGATAGTCTTTAAGTACAGAGAATGCCAGTTCCATTGTGTCCTCTAGGGCAATATGACCTACAGCCACGAATTCTAACTGATCGTTCTCTATAGCAAAAAGAATATGTTTGCTAGGATTGGCTTCAAACTTGTCACAAAGTGTGTCCACGATGTAATCGCTAACTGCATAGCCAAACCGTAATACCTTAGATTCTGTGTCAAGAGATTTAAGGTGCGTACGATATTTGGTATATTCGTGTGGAAGTACACGGCGAACTGTAGCAAACATTGATTATATCCAGTGTTGACCTTTAAGCACAGCCTCTGCACGAGCCTGCTGTACAGCCTTGATAATTTCATAGAAGTCTTTAATAAATTGTTTCATTGGTGCACCAGTAAGTAAGTAACTATGGCTACAATAGCCCACATGGCCAACTTTGGCCCGTATTCTTGTTCTAATTTTGCAAAGGCCTTTAACATATTATAGCCCCCTTGCCCAATAGAAACTATGTCTATTCGTTTCGTATTCTTTGGTTAGACGATCAACGTCTGCGGCGTTTTGTGGCTTGTTTGAAACAATATAGTACTCTAGACCGCTACCGTAAGTTTGTGGCTTACTAAACGATTGTTCTAGGTTTTTGACCCAGTTTGATATGATTTTTAACATTTTGTGTTCCTTTAAGTGTGTGTTAAGTAGTAACTCAGTGTTTCTACTGAGTATTTAGTATATTAGTACAAACACTGATATATTTCAAGTTATTTGATATTAGTTTAACTAGAGTGTAAAATTCAATAAATAATACAAAGAGAAAAACATGCGCAAGAGCACAAGATCAATATTACAGGGACTAACTGATGTAACTATCAATCGAGACACTGACTTGGTGATAGAAAGTCGTGGTTCCAATATCATACAAAGTGCCATAAATTTAATGACGCTGATACGCGAAAATTACGATATCGAAACAGCAGCAGAACTAGAGCGTAGATTCATCAATAGTATCAAAGGCGCAGATCCCACCAAATTTAAGCGTGGAATCAAGCGTATCCAGGAAAGTAAAGATCAAACCTAGACTTCAAAAATCGGCCATTTGGGCCCAATTTTATGATCTAGAAATAAATAAAAGTACAAGCCCCAAAAGGGTGACTACAGAGTGTAGTCAGTATGATAAAGCATATCGAGGAGAAATATTATGCCATCATTAATCGGATCAAACTTAGGCGGTGTCGGCGAAAGCGGAACAATCGCACAAAATTACCTAACATCTTATGGTACATTTCAATCAGCAGCACCTTTCACAAACTTTGGTACTCGTGTACTACGCTTTGTTAAAGTAACAGCAGTTGCCGCTGACGGATCAACAGCAGTTAACTTTTCAACAAACTATCAACAATCAAACAGCTCATTCAGCAAAGCTGTTCGTTCACTACAAGTTGTGGGTGAGTTGTATGGTGTATTTGCACCTAACTCAGCAGGGTTTGTTGCAGTTTTCAGTGATGACACATTGAACGACAGCGCAGCAAACAGCAACGTTGAAGATGCATCATATGGTGATGTTGAAGCAGCTATTGTTAGTGCATTAGCATTAGGTGGTAGTTCAGCTTGCACAATATCAACTATCAGCAACCTAGCAGTAGGCGCAACTATCTAATAGTTAATTTCCTGTTCGGGATGGGAAGCAAATCAGGACTCTTCGGAGTCCTTTTTTGTTGGTGTAAATATAGGCATGGAATATAAATTATACACCCTGGTAGATATTACTCACACCGGCCAGCACCGGCCGGAATCTGGTCGTGAAAAACTACTTCAACAAGAACAAAACTTTCAAACAGTTATACAGACTCTAGGTTTAAGGGCCAACATTCGCTGGGAATCACCCATAGCTACAGAAGTAAGAGGTAAAGTAGTCGGGTTTGATACAGATGAAATTATCCGTGTATGGAGATTAGACTTTGCCACCGAGCGTGACGATGTATATGACTATGATGGCGATCCTGTAGAACTACTGCGCGAAGACTTTGAACTAGTACCTTACATCACTGGTCTGAATGAACGCATGAAACAGACCTATGCTGTTTTTGAACCCTACGGACAGTACAGGAACATTGTTTTTTTCAAAAAGTAATAAATAAAACAGAAGAGGCACCGTCAATCATAACTAGGCATTCAATCATACAATAGGCACATGGCTCGGAGCGAGCACTTGACTTATAACATTGGAGAGCCTTACATGGCCACTAAAGAAGCGGTAGCACAACTAGCTACGCTACCAGAGCGTGTAGCAGTAGTTGAAACAAAAGTACATCAAATAGAAGAAAAAATTGACGACCTTAAAATCGACGTCAAGGACATGCATGATTGCCTAGATCGTACTCGTGATTCAGTGCTAGAACAGTTAGACAAGATGACTGCTGAATATCGTACCAATGCTCAAAATTATTATGCACATGCTGACAAACTCAATGAACAGCAAACAGAGCAACATGCAGAACTTGCTGGTAAAATCAAAGAATTACAATCAGTTAAAGACAAAGGCATCAAGTATGGTATGGCCTTACTAGCATTCTTAGCTGGATCTGGTTGGGTGCATGCCATGAATCTTCCGGCAATATTCAAGTTCCTCGGCTTGTAATTGTTAAATAATGTATCATGCTGATACAAGAATTTGACGAAGCGGTTAATCCCCTACCCCACCATAAAGAACTTAACCACAAACTGTGGGAAACTGGCCATCTCAAGCCAGATGTTCGCTACACCTTATTGAGAATCGCCAAACATTTCTATAAGTTTTTAGAACTACCAGATTTAAAATTACGAGATATTACAGTGTCTGGAAGCAATGCTGCTTTTGGATATAGTGAGCACAGCGATCTAGATCTGCATTTAGTGGTAGACATACCAAAAGATCATGTTGACCTAGTACAGCTATTTGACGCTAAAAAGAATCAATATAATGCCAGTTATGACATCACAATAAAAGGGATACCTGTAGAACTGTATGTACAAGATAGCCGACAAGAACACTACTCATCTGGCATATATTCAGTTATGCATAATAAATGGCTAGTAAAACCTACTCAAGAAGAAGTCGGAGTTACTCATAAAGAAATTAAAAATAAAGCCCGTAATTATGCGGGCAAGATCAATCAAGCTCTACGCTCAAAAGACTTAAATATATCTAAGTCAGCCATGGATGATCTCAAGCGTCTGCGCCGAGCAGGTCTTGAAAAGAATGGCGAGTATTCTGTAGAAAATCTAGCATTTAAATTGCTAAGAGCTCGAGGACAGATAGACAAATTGAGAAAACATACTAATAAATTACAAAGTGCTGAACTCAGCCTAGGGGAACAATAATGAAAGTAAATCAAATCGTTGGCGAACATAAGAAAGGTTTTAAAGCTAAAATCTATAACAAGAAGCCTAAAAATACTATTGAGCCAAAGAAACCAGAAGCTCCTAAGGACATGATGGAGGCCAATGTGGTCAGCACAGATCCAACCAAAGGCACAGCTACTATCAATGATCCTACAATGGGCACACAGACTGTACCCGTTTCACAGCTACAACAAGGTCCGAACAACACAATGTCTATGAACTTACCTAAAGTACAGGCAGGTCAAAGTGTTACAATCAACAAGCCCATGGAAGAAGAACAACCAGGTAGTGATCCACAGACAGCACAGCTAACACAATTAATGAATCAAGCTCAAGAGCCATGGTTAAAGAATTTCTATGCTTATCGAATCCAACTAGTAAAGAATGCCAAGGACCTAGCAGGAGAACCTGGTGCAGGCATGGGGCCTCCGCTTGATGCACATGGCAATTTAAAACCTGTAGAACCTGATCCTATGAAATGGATCCAACAAAATCCTTCAGTAGTTGCCAACATGCCAGCCGATGCACTACCACCAGGAATGAAACAACCAGGCATACTTGATCGCCTAAAAGGGTTAGCTGGTATCCATGAAGCTACTCCTGCACCGCCATCGATGCATGAATCTGCAAGTGAAGAAGAAACTAAAATCTACAATGATCTACAGGCTATGCTTAGGATAGCTGGGCTAAGATAACATGAAGATGAACGAGTTGATCTCTAGTTTTGAGATTTGGGTCACTAATGAAGAACGCGATCTACTGCGTAAACTTAAGAATCCAATAAAGGTAGCACAACTAGAAGAACACGAACAATTCAGAGTTCAGACCCTAATTCGTAAAAGTTTGGTAACTAAGTATGGGTTCGAAGATCCAACGGTGGTTGCCAATGAAGAATACAAAGAAAAAAAATAAAAAACCTATACCTATTAAGGAGCTCGCCGAGCATCTTGAAACAGAGGTAAACAAACAGCTTAATGTAGTCATATTGCCTAACGGCGCAGTGGCCTACAAAGACTATGTGATTAAACTCACTGCCCAGGGTAACTGGGGAGTATATAATTACAAAAACTCAGATTTTATAGAACAGTTTTATTTAAAAAGTTGTGCCCTAATGGCCGCTAGAGAGTATAATCGAGCTGATCTACAGAGATTCAACGAAATTAAGATCATTGATCGTAAATATTGGAGTCATCATAGCGATGAGCAGAGATGTAAAAAATACATGCCTGCCACAAAGGACTTTGAAAGATATCAGATACTATTAAATAAATTAGAATACAGCAAAGACAAAGCTGAACATTACAGGGACCAAATATCTAGAATGTTTAAGTGGAGTTTTGTATAAATACTTAACAATAATTCTAGGGAAGCAATTATGCAAATTAGAGAGCTATCACGCCCAGTTACAACCAAGGCACTTAACGAGAGCCTAGCCCGTAAGTTTGGCTATAAATTAAATTTAGAACAGTTCAATGATGCACAACTATCAGATGTGCAGAACAGACTAAGAACTGAAGTAAGCCAGTTTGAACTTGAAGAAAGTTTCGACAGCATACACAAAAATCCACAATATCAAAAAACTCGTGCGTTATTAGACATTGTTAATCAAGCTATCCTAGAACGAGAAGAATCAAAAGAAGAAGAGTGTCCAGATTGCGGCCATGTAGAATGCACATGCGATGAACACGATCACGAAGAGCATGATGAAAAGAACAAGAAGAAAATGGAGGGCGTTAATCGTTACCTAGGCGATGTTGTTCGTCAAAGAGCAGAACAGTTTTCTGTTCCACAAAAATGGATCGACTCTGCTGTAAACAGAATGACCATAGGCGAATCAGATGTATCAGAATTAAAGGCTGAACTAACAACAAGATACGAATTATCAGAGTCTGCAGCAAACTATATCCTAGCAGAAGGCGAACAAGACAAAGCAGAAATCATCATGGCTACCAAGGACATGGTCGACCGTGTTACTGGTTGGTTAGAAGATGTAGCTGCAATGAAGGCAGAACAGCTATTAGAACTTCTTGACTCTATAAGAGAAGCATTAGGCAACGACGTAGCAGAACAATATAACCAGAAAGTAAAGCCGGCACTTGAAGCAGTTTATTCTGCATTGGAAAATTCACGTCAAGGGCTATCAGGCGGTTTAGCAATAGTATCAGGCGGTGAGGCCCCAGGAACAATGGGCGCAGAACCAGGCATGGAAGGCGGCGAAATGGGCGCAGATATGGGCAATGAAATGCCACCAGCTCCAGGCGCAGAACCAGGCATGGGTGCAGAAGATCCAACAGCTGCACCCGCAGGCACTCCACCAGCTCCAGAAGCAGGCCGTGAAAAGCGTGAGTCAGTTGAATATAGCCGCCGCTTAGGAATGCTACTTAACTCAAAAAAAAAGTAATACTTGAGCAAGAAAATATCGGCGATCCGTTAATTCGCCGATTAATGACCTTACAAGCCCAAGCAGCCAACAACAAAGAATCAGGTCTTCCAACTGGTCCAGTTGAACAACATTGGCAAAGTCTTCAGGATCAAGGTATTCCAGTTGACTACCAAGCATTTGTCAAGCGTTGGAAAGACGAAGAAGGTCTCCCAGAAGAACAACAAGTTCTACATAAACTAGTGCATGATTTCGATGATACTCGTCTTGTAGTTAAGACAGGTGAAGAACCAGGTGCCAGCCAAAATGGTGGAGAACAAACAGGTCAAGTAGAGAAAATGGCGAAACGAGCTACTGATTTGGGAAAGTAACCGTTGACAATTTGTCCTAATTATTGTATACTTAGGCATGACTTTATTAACTCCTAAATTTAATTACACTCCTATTGATCGTAAGAGTGTAGACGGTAAAAGATTATATGCTTTACCTGATGGCACCAAAGTACCGAGTGTCACTACGATTTTAGATAAAACCAAACCACAAGAAAAGATTGATGCTTTAAACAATTGGAAAAAGCGTGTAGGCGAAGTTAAAGCCCAACAGATTGTTACAGAAGCAAGTGGTCGTGGCACTAGGATGCACAAGTTCCTAGAAGACTATGTTAAGACTGGGGTGATTAATGAACCAGGCACCAACCCATATAGTAAGCAAAGCCATGCTATGGCTAAAACAGTTATATCGGCAGGTATGTGTAATGTTAACGAAATATGGGGTGTAGAAGTTCCATTATTTTATCCCGGTCTATATGCGGGAACTACTGATGGATGCGGTCTTCATTTAAACGAAGAAAGTATATTAGACTACAAGCAAACTAACAAACCCAAACGAGAAGAATGGATTGAAGATTACTATCTACAGCTAACAGCCTACGCACTAGCACACAATGAAGTACACGGAACTAACATACGAAGGGTGTAGTTTTAATGTGTGTCAGTCCTAAAATGAATGAGCAACTAGAAATGATAGATGTTCCTGTTTACCAGGAATTTATATTGAAACCTGAAGATTTTGATCACTGGACTGCTAAGTGGTGGGATCGTGTAGAACAATACTACTCAAAAAACTGATAAATATCCTATAATAAGGATATTTTCAATGGCTGTCGTACAAATCTCTAAAATTCAAATACGTCGCGGAAAAGCCAACGGTGGGTCCGGTATTCCGCAATTAGCCAGTGGCGAAATGGCATGGGCAGTAGACGATCAAACATTATGGATCGGTAATGGTAGTGTTTCAGAGGGTGCTCCTGGTGTAGGCAATACACAGATTTTAACTGTAAATGAACTGTCGGCAGGCGGTAACATCCTTAACAGTTTAAAATATACATACAAAGCCAACGATGTTACTATCGCTACTGGTGCTAGTGTAAATACTCCTATATCGAGACAACTACAAGATCGCTTAGATGAGCAAGTCAATGTAACTAGCTTTGGAGCAGTGGGCGACGGAATCACAGACGATACAGCCGCTATACAACGAGCCATTAACGAATTATTTAAAAATAATAATCCTGCATCAGCGCAAACAGCCGCAGGCAGTGCCACTAGAAAAGTTTTAAATTTCCTAGCTGGTACATTTAAAATAACCAGTACACTACTAGTTCCTAGTTATGCTACATTATTAGGTGCCGGATCAGATAAAACTATTTTATCATTTACTGGTACAGGACCAGTTGTCCGTTTCGTTCCTGATCAATTCCCTACCTCAGCCACAGGTACTACCCAACCTAGAAAAATTAGATTAGACGGCTTTACTTTATTATCTAATACAAGTACTCAACCCGGTCTGCAATTAGACAGTGCTTTATCATGTTTTATTAATGATATTACAGTACAAGGTTTATGGGCAGAAACTCCCAGTCTAACCAGTATTGGTATTACCATGAACTCTATTAGTTCTCTAGTTACTTGTCAAGAAAATATATTGACTAATATACATATCACAGGATTTACTTATGCAGTATTTGCCTTTGGCGATATTGTCAACAATACTTTTAGAGATTGCACAGTCCAAGATGTACAACAAGGGTTCAGGTTAGGAGTTAACATTCCATTAACATTAAATGGGGTCGGTGCCTATGCCGACGGCAGTTCGGTAGGACAACAATATGGTCCAAGAAGAACTACTATTGATAATATACATTTCTATAATGTTAAACAACAGGCAGTTATGCTCGGATTAGGAACTAGTAACATTGTAAAAAATTGCCAACTTAGTAATACCGGGTGTAACGGTGGCGGAAACGGTTATGCAATCTATCCCCAAATTTATTTTGGAACTGCAGAAAATATCGTAGAAAGTACGGGAAGCGATCGTGGAGACGATCTCGCAGTGGTTCCAAGCAATAATATTAATATTACAACGACAGCAACTACAGCTGGTACTAATGCTATCACATTGATTACTACAAATAAGTTGTTTGTGGGGTTAGCAATATCATTTACAGGAACAACTTTTGGTGGTATTCAAACCGCCACAACATATTATGTGGCCAGTATATTAAATAATACGCAAATTACAATCAGCACAAGTATAAATGGTGCGGCATTCAATTTAACTACGGCTACCGGAACAATGTACTTGACTTCCAATATTCCGGTCACACAACCTTATGTTCCAGAAGTAGCAGGTGTTGGTAGTCAATACAGATCATTTTCGAGTAGACAAATACCATTAAGCTATAACAACAGTGTCGGGCAATTGGTCACAGCATTTAGATTACCTATCAACACTGACTATTCTGGTGCGCCTATTACTTTAAGCAGTAATGCAGATAGTACTATGAACTATCAGATCAGCTACGAATACAAAAGCACAAATAATGCTTTTGGTCGTCAAGGTACTATTAGTTTAATCGCCGACCCGGCTACTAAATTAGTGCAATTAAGTGATGAATATAATTTTCTAGGCAATGACAGTTATGCCTTGCTTATAGATTTCGAAGCTTACTTTATTGATGCTAACAACAATGTATTGGGGAACGGATCAAGTGCAACACCTGCGTCCATTGTAATCCAATATGCTAATTCAATCAATGGTGATCAAGGTATTTTAACCTATACCTATTTGTCATTATTTTAAACCAACTTATTTGACTTGTTCTAAAAATGCATATATAATTTTAATAACGAGCATGATAAGATATTCCAAAGTTTAGAATATAATTAAAACCGCCTCTAATGGCGGTTTAATCATTGATTAACAAAATGATTTATTCGTCGAAAGGACATCAATAAATACTGCCTAGACCAATTAATTATTAAAGCGACAGACATGACAAAGATAACAGTAATAAAAAGAGACGGAAGTAAAGAGCCATTAACGATTGAAAAATGGCAAGCGCAGGTAGCAAAAGTCTGTAAAGGTATAGCCGATGTAAGTCAATCAATGATTGAAATCAAAGCTCAATTACATTTCTATGATGGGATCACAACTGAAGAAATTGATGGTATTACTCTAAGAGCTATCGTGGATCTTATTGATGTAGAACAGAATCCAGATGTAGGCCATACAAATTATCAATATGTAGCAGGCAAACAAAGATTGAGTATGCTACGAAAAGATGTCTATGGAGATTACCAAGTTCCACATTTATACGAAATCGTGAAGAAAAATGTATCTGTAGGGCTGTACACCAAAGAATTACTAGAGTGGTACACCGAAGACGATTGGAACAAAATGAATGACATGTTGGACCATGAAAAGGACGAAGGTTATTCTTATGCGGCCATCGAGCAGTTGATTGAAAAATATTTGGTACGCAACCGTGCGACAAAGGAAATTTATGAAACTCCACAAATTAGATATATTGTGGCAGCAGCTACAGTCTTCCATAAGGAAGAACCGAATAGCGCAAGGATGCGTTACATTAAAGAATACTATCAAGCGGCATCCGATGGTTTGTTTACTCTCGCTACACCTGTCTTGGCTGGCCTTGGCACTCCGACTAAACAGTTTTCTAGTTGTGTGCTTATCCGCAGTGACGACGATTTGGATAGCATATTTGCTTCTGGCGAGATGATGGCCAAGTATGCCAGTAAACGTGCGGGGATCGGATTGGAAATCGGTCGACTACGCCCATTGGGCTCCCCAATTCGCGGTGGTGAAATCATGCATACTGGTATGATACCTTTCTTAAAGAAATGGTTCGGTGACCTTCGTAGCTGTAGTCAAGGAGGCATTCGCAATGCAAGTGCTACTGTATTTTATCCCATCTGGCATCATCAGTTTGATGATCTTATTGTTCTTAAGAATAACCAAGGCACAGAAGAAACTAGGGTTCGACATATGGACTATGGAGTGGTACTTTCTGCCTTCTTCTGGAGAAGATTTAAAAACAAAGAAAATATAACATTCTTTGATCCAAATGAAGTACCTGACTTGTACGAGGCATTTTATAAAGATATTGCCGCTTTTGAAAAACTGTATGTAAAATATGAAAAGCAATCTGGTCTTCGTAAAAAGACTATGAGTGCCGAAGAAGTATTCAAAGGTGGTATATTGAAAGAGCGTACTGATACAGGCCGTATCTATCTCGTGTTTATCGACAATGTACAAAATCAAGGACCATTTGATCCCGACTTCCATACCATTTACCAAAGCAACTTATGTTGTGAGATCCTATTGCCTACAAAAAGCTTCAAACGTCTGGATGACGCTGAAGGTCGCATAGCGTTATGTACACTAGGATCAATCAACTGGGGAGCCTTCCGTAATCCAGAAGACATGCGTCGTGCTTGCCGTATACTACAGCGTAGCCTTTGTAACATTCTTGATTATCAAGACTTCCTATCAATCCAGAGTAAGTTATCTAACGATGAAATCAGCCCACTAGGTATTGGTATAACCAATTTAGCCTACTGGCATGCCAAGCGTAACCTAAAGTACGGAGAAAAGGACGCACTCCAGGATGTTAAGACATGGATGGAACATCAAGCATTTTACTTGACAGAGGCTACTGTTGAATTAGCCCGAGAGCGCGGTGCATGTATCGATAGTGAAAAAACACGATATGGGCAAGGAATTTTTCCTTGGGAATTAAGAGCCAAAGCTGTTAATGATTTAGCAGACTTTACACCAGAACTTGATTGGGAAACACTCCGTACTAATATGAGGCAGTACGGTGTCCGCAATGCAACCTTAATGGCCATTGCTCCAGTTGAAAGCAGTAGTGTTGTTATAAACAGCACTAATGGAATTGAATTGCCTATGAGTTTGATTAGCACAAAGGAAAGCAAAGCAGGGTCATTTACACAAGTTGTTCCTGAGTATGCTAAACTTAAAAACAAGTACCAACTTATGTGGGATCAAAAAGACTGCGATGGTTACTTAAAGACTGCGGCTGTACTTGCGGCTTATGTTGATCAAAGTATCAGTACTAATACTTTTTATAATCCTGCGCACTTTGCAGATCGTAAAGTACCGACTACATTAATCGCTAAAAATCTCATGCAGGCACAGTTGTGGGGATTAAAAACTTTTTACTATAGTTTAATCAATAAGGCAGGCAGTAAAGCTGTCGATGTAGAAGAAACAAAGGTAAATGGCGTTCAGTTGAATGGGTATCATGAAGTAGAATTAGAAGATGATTGTGAGGCATGTAAGTTATAATGCTAGAAACTATATGTGATATTTTAGTCGATGCCTATAAGCGTAATTGGATTACCAGTCGTGATGGTAATGTTAGTATTCGACATCACGACCGGAATCATTTTTATATCACTCCAAGTGGAGTACGCAAACAAACATTACAACCTGATCAGTTTAAGAAGATCGGGCTTAGAGATGATTATTGGATAGAGTTACCTTATACTGATATCAGCGGCAATCTTAGACCAAGTGGTGAGATTCCTCTTCACTACGGATTGCAAAAACATATGGGACAACACCAAGATGAAGTTCGTGTAGTTGTACACGTACATCCTACTTACTGTATTGCCGCCATGCATGCCGGAATTGATCTTAGTACTATTAGCGATGCCTTTCCAGAACTTAATCGTTATACTAAGGTAGCACCTAATGTTGGCGACGTGCCGCCTATTAGTCAAGAATTGGCTGATCAATGTTTTGAAAAATTAAAGTTAGACAACAACGGAAACATTGCCTATGACATTGTAGGCATTAAAGGACACGGTGTTGTAGCTATTGATACAAGCCCATGGCGTGCCTATGAACACATCGAACGATTAGAACATATTTGCAAGATAGTACTTGCATCAGGAAAATATTAATGAGCCAAGAACAATATAATTTAAAAACTAAAACAGACTATTTGAGTCGTAAGATGTTTCTAGATCCAGCAGGTCCTGTAACCATTCAACGATTTGAAGAAGTTAAATACAAGAAGATTGCAGACTTTGAAGCGACAGCCCGAGGCTTCTTCTGGCAACCCGAAGAGATTAGTCTTACCAAAGACGCAAATGATTTTAAGGATGCGAGCGATGCGATTAAACATATTTTCACCAGCAATTTATTACGTCAAACAGCACTAGATAGTTTACAGGGTCGAGGTCCGAGCCAAATCTTCACCCCAGTTATTAGTTTGCCCGAATTAGAAGCTCTAGTCTATAACTGGACATTCTTCGAAACCAACATCCATAGTAAGAGCTACAGTCATATTATTCGTAATATCTACAATGTACCTAAGGATGTGTTTAATACAATCCATGACACAGATGAAATTGTTAATATGGCTAGCTCAGTAGGCGACTATTATGATGCCCTGCATCAAATTAATTGTCGCAGAGAATCAGGCGAAAAGATCAATGAAACTACTTACATCAAGGCAATTTGGATGGCACTACATGCCAGTTATGCATTAGAAGCGTTCCGATTTATGGTTAGTTTTGCTACCAGCTTGGCTATGGTAGAGAACAAGATCTTTATTGGTAATGGTAATATTATTAGTCTTATTCTACAAGACGAACTGTTACACAAAGGTTGGACAGCCTATTTGATCAATCAAGTAGTCAAAGAAGATAATCGTTTCTCTGAAATCAAAGATGAGTGTGAACAAGAAGTGTATGCACTATACACAGATGTAATCCGTGAAGAAAAAGAATGGGCCGAGTACCTATTCAAGAAAGGTCCTGTGATTGGACTAAATGCTAATATTCTCAAAGATTTTGTTGATTATACTGCGGCATCGGCTCTTAAAGATATCGGAATCAAATATCAACAGCCTGCTCCGAAATCAACACCTATTCCGTGGTTTAATAAACATGTGAACACAAGCAATAAACAAACTGCGCTACAAGAGTCAGAATCTACCAACTATGTCATCGGAGTGATGGGCGAAGGTATTGATTACGATGCACTACCTGCATTATAATAATTAGAAAGGAAAAAGATATGAACGCTATAGTATGGAGCAAGAATCAGTGTCCTTATTGCGATCAAGCAAAGGCTCTGTTAAAAATGAAAGGTGTTGAGTTTGAAGAACGCAATATTCAAAAAGATTATACTCGTGAGCAATTATTAGAAGCTGTGCCTAATGCCAGAACTGTACCACAGATTTTTTTAGATGATAAATTAATAGGCGGGTTTACAGAACTCCGCGCACATTTTCAAAAGGTGTAATATGTTAATAGACAAAGGTGTATCGGTTGGGGAGGTAATCACCCTAAAACTAACTAGCGGCGAAGAAATCGTTGCCAAATTGATTGAGGATGCTGTTAGTTACTATAAGTTAAAGAATCCCTGTGTGATTGGGATGGGACAAAAGGGTCCTGGTTTGATGCCATACTTGTTTACGGTGAGTCCAGACAAAGAAGTCAAACTACTTAAAACTACAGTTACAGTCTGCGAAGCTACTGATAAGCAATTTGCTGACCAATTTATAGAATCAACTACAGGTATAAAGCTAGCATAATAAATATATAATAAGAGGATATTATGACAACTATCGTAAATCAAGGAGGTCCGGGATCTTGGACTATTACCGACGACGCAGCTACTGCTATTCCAGCCGCGATAAGTGCTCTTACCTCAACATTGGTAGCTCTTAACGGCTTTTTACTCACTAATTTCAGTGCGACGGCGTCCGCTACACCGTTAACCCCAAATGCTATAAACAAGGTAGCAGCCGGCGCATTAAATGATATGGCTCCGGCGCTAGTATCAATTAATGAGGCCATACAGGGCGCCACAAGCCAGTTAACACAACTTAACACAGCATTAGCAACATTAACATCTCATATTGCCCAAATTTCCAACAATCAAGCAATGATGGCTGTTGACCAAATTCAAAATAATAAATTTCAACAATTGGCTACAAATGCATCATTGGAAAGATCAGGATTCCCTCCTGTAGTTGTTCAACCGTCTGTGACCTTGCAGACAATCAAAGATACTATTGGTAATGTAACTACCTTTAATGCCGAAGCCAAAGCGGCCGGTCTAGTTACAAATGCTATTACTGATGCTACATCTCGAGTTTCATCGTTCTTAACTAGCTATATAGAAAATTCATTCATTGGCACAGCAGCTGCCAGTGCATGGGGATCGGTGAAGACTTGGATAGGATTCACCCAGCCTGGTGCAGTAGCCGCCCAAACGGCAATTCAAACCAAAGCGGCAGCTAGAACCACTTTACTTACCGAACCTCCGGTACCGCCAGTTTACGATTATTAATTATGCCAGGACTAGCTAGAATTGGAGAAGATACCGGCAGTAGCCAATTATTGGTTTCTGGACCAGGGTCGGCTACAGTATTCTGCAACGGTCAGCCCGCGGCACAGCTCGGAACCCTAAATGCTAGGGGTACTGCCATAGTTGGCGGATCAACTAATGTTTTCATAAATGGTAACCCTGCGGCCACTGGCGGCACTGGTTTAGCCGACGGTGGCGTAGTAGATTCTTGCTCAACTAATGTATTTGTGAACTAGAAAAATTTCCATGTTTTTTACAGCCGCTAAGTAAGATACAAGGAGATTTTATGTCAAACAAATATTCAGAATTCACAAAACTAGTAGAAGCAATGGAAGGCGACTTCGAAAAGTTCTACGATAAAGAAGTTGGTGCCGCAGGTACTCGCGTTCGTAAACACTTACAAGAGCTTGCCAAATTGTGTAAAGAAACTCGTAACGATGTAACGGCAGTAAAGAACGCTCGTAAAGAAGCCAAATAACTTGCTAAATATTTGCCTAAGGCGTTATTATATTATACGCTAAGGAGTATATTATGAAAAAGATAGTTTTTGCTTTATCATTGTTAGCATTAGTTGGATCGGCAACAGCTCAAGCACACGAAGGATTTAGATATCGTGGCGGTTGTTGCTATCGTGGTGGTTACGGAATGGGTTGGGTCGCTCCAGCTGTAATTGGTGGAGTGATTGGTTATGAAATCGCCCAACCTCGTACAGTAGTTGTTGAACAACCTCCAATTGTTTAT